TCTCTTTTTTGAAAATAAAATAAATGGCCACATCACCTTTTCAAATTCCATCTCAACAGGTTTCTTGAATAATTTTGTACATCCCTCTGCAGCAATCTCTGAAATTCTAAATACTTCATTCATATGTTCTTGTCCTGTAAACTCTGTAAAGAACTTTACATATATGGAATCCGTATTATGCACAATTATATTACCAATTCCTGCGGCAAAGTGATGATTTTCTGTAGTTAAATCATAAACATAATAATGTTCTTTTGTTTTTTCAAGTTCTTCAATATCAGTTATTTCATTTATTTCGTATTTTTCATATTTTTTTTCTTTGTGATTTTTAATATTGTATTCCTTTTTAGATTTATTATAATATAAGTATATTTCATAATTTTCTTTTTGTAAATTTAAAAAAGTTTCTGCTAATATCAATTGATCAGTGTTAGTATAAGTAAAATTTTCTAAAGAATGTTCGTTTTCAATTTTTCTTGATTTTTCATATTTTCCTTGTATTAGTAGTTTATCTCCTATTTTAATATTTTTTGGACTAATTTCTTTACAATTATCTAATAATAATGAATGATCATCTGTTACATCTACCATACCTGATTGTGTAATTACTCTAATCATTTTTTTTGATTTATGAAGTTTATGTCTTATAATTCTTTTTAAATGTGTCCAACCTTTTTCTGTCCACGTATATAATTTTAAATCACTTAGTTCTATGCATTCTTTCTCTGAATTAATACAATATATCCATTTTCTTGAAGTACCATATTCTTTAATAAAGTTTTCTAATTCTTCAATTTTTATAACTTTAATATTTCCATTATCAAATAAATAAATTGGTGTATATCCCGCAACTGAATCCCCGTACACTACTTTACAATCGTAATTTGACTCTACATATTCTTTACATGCCTGAATCATTCTACGACCTTCTGCTGTTGTTGCTGCTGCAATTCGTTTTTCTGGAAGTCTTCCAAGATTTGCACCAGTAAAACCATAAATACTATTCATTGATACTTTCATTGCTAACTGAAATCCATCTAATACATCATATTGCATGCTAAGTGCTGATTTTTCTTCATTTGTTTTTTCCTCTTTTAACTGTGCTTTTACATTCTTCATTTCTTTTTTAATTGCTTTACGTTCTGTCCATAATTTCTCTAACATAATCGGTAGAATTCCTTTTTTATTTTGCACAAATCTTACTTTTTCTACTCTCTCTTGTGGTGTACCTGCATCTTCTGTCCAGATAATATCTTTATATTCTACTTCATCTATATTATCATATTTTGGTCCTTTAACAATTGTTTCATATGAATAATTATTTGCAATCATAATGGATGGATATAAACTTGCAAAGTCTAATCCAGTAATTTGTTCAAAATGTGCTCCTGGTTCTGCTTCTTGAACTGTTGCTCCTGTGAATTTTTCTTCCTCTTCTAGTTCTGATGAATTTTTGTATGGAATTGTTGGAACTAGATAATCATTCAATCTTGCTTCATATGTTAATTGACTATGTACTTTAATTTGCTGCCCTTTAGATTCAATGTATTCCATTGGAACCCATGTTACATTTGCCATTGCTATGTTATTTGTAATAATACAAAGTTTTAGAATCAAATCAATTACTAATGTGCAATCCTTAACACAATAATGAATAACTGTTGCAATTTCTTTTGCTGTTCCTTGTGACATATTAAATAAGTCTAGTGCTGTCATTGGATCTTTTTGATCTCCAATATATTCTGTTGCTACATAATCAAGTTTATAACTTGGTAATTTCTTTTCACGCTTAATAATTGTATATAAATCACTATTTAAAAGACCTGGTGCATTCATATATTTAAATATGTTTTCTCCATATGCATTTGTAACTAATTTTTCTACAACATATTTTGCTGGATAATCGTGCAATCTTGTAAGATACTGTAAATCAAGTTCTATGTCTAATAATTTGCAACGTTTGTATATATAATTCCAATCGAATGTATTAATATTATATCCTGTAATAATATCTGGATCAAGTTTTCTGATAAATTTAATCCACTTCTGTAATAAATCTTTCTCTGATTCACAAACAACTGTTACAATATTTTCTTGTTCTTCTACATATTTATCTTTCTTACTGTTTACTGTAAAACAATATTCTGCTTTAATTTTTGTTCCATAAATATGTAATGTACTTCCAATTTGTGTAATAATATCATTTTCTAATTCTGGATCTGGAAAAATATTCTTCTGTGCTTCAAATCCTCTTTCTGAATACGACTCAATATCAAAACTTAAAATATAAATTTTTGCAGGATTTGTAATATCAATAGGTTTAATATTTTTCCATTTACAAGATATATCAATTTGACACCTTGAGTTATCTTCTGTGTTATATTTTTCAATTTCACACCAACCACTAAGTTTGATATTTTGAATATGACAAAATCTAATAAATGGTTCAATATTTGCCTCATATAATTTAAAATCAATATCTCTAGATGTAATATTCGGAATTACTACTTTTGGTCTTCCCTTACCAGGACATAAAATATATTTACATTTTGTAAATGCTTTTTCATTTTTTACAATAATTTTTAAGAAATTAAAGTTTTCTTCATTTGTAAAACCATCTAAATCTTTCTTTTGAACAACTGAAACTTTAATTAAAGATTCCTTAAATTTATATAATTTATTTTTTAAATATAGTCTAACTTGTTCTGTTTTGAAATCATTCCATGTTTTTTGTAAGTGGTCTGGTATTTTTGCATAAAAATATGGAGTAAATTCATTTATTTCAACACAAATACTTTCATTTTTATCAGTAACTCCGAATGCGTATATTTTATATTCTAAATCAAATTCATCATCATTAATTTCTTTGTCAAATTTATTCCAAGAAATAATCTGAAATCTTAAAGGTTCTTTATTTGTTTTAACTTTTTCTCTATAATATTGATCTATACTCATTATTATTATATATATATGTGTATTGGATATTCCTTTAAATAATTAAAATGTGTAAATTTTGTAATTAGAGTATTTTTATGAATGTTTATAAAAAAAAATAAAAATGTTTTTTATTCATTATTAAAATGTTATTAGGAAAAAGAAAAAATAATCAAGTATTGTCATGTTTAGAACCATTTCCAAAAAGAGTGAAATGTTCAATACTTGATTACTTTTCTAAACTAGAAAAGACATTTAAGAAAATTAAACTTGAACATAATAAAGAATGCAAACTAAATTTAAAAATAATTAATAATAAAATTATTTCAGAATTATCAATTGATAATGAAACAATAAATCCATATTTTTTAGACTTTTATTGATATTAATTCATTAATTTAACAAAGTTAATCGTTTTTTCTAGACAAATACCACCCAAATAAATTTAAATTGCTCAAATAATTAAGATTTTTAATAATGGTATACCTTTGCTTTACAATTAAATTAAAATCTGTCTTAATATACCATTTACCGTTATATTTTTTAAGAGTATCTAAATAAAAATTAGTTAGTATTTTATTATTATCTTTAAATATTTGTCTATCTTCATTTTTTATAAAACAAAATGGATATATATGATTATTTTTAATATCATTAAGATATCTCTTTATAACAGATAAATAACATGATTTATTTGTACAATGAAATAAACATTTATGTGGTAAAGAATCATATTTATAAATTAATTGTTTAACTGAATCACATTTTTTATGACATACATAACATTCTCTAAAATTTATAAATGTGCTTCTTGGCATAATATCTATTTTAATCTTCTTAAAATAATGTTTATATATGTCATTTGTATCTTTATCTATTAATCTAAAATTGAATACATCATGAATATCATGTAATCTTTTAAATAATAATTCTAATATATCATAATTTAACATCTAATTATTAATCTATTTATTTATTTACTTTTAAAATATTACTTATTTTTCTTATTTTTAATTCAAAATTATTTATAATCATTTCTATTTTTGATATTGTATATTCATCGTTAGCATATGTATTAATTAAATTATTTAATCCAACTAATGATAAATTTAAATTGTGACTTAGATTTAACAATATATTCTCTTTAGAATTTAAAAACATATTTGAATCTGTGTAATTTTCCTTAACTAATTCCTCTATCTTTTTTGTTATCTCTTTATCTAACATTTCCAAAAATTTTGTTGTATGATCTCTGGAATTATCACTAAATATTCTGTATAAGTACTGAAAATAACTTGTATCTATATATACATCATTTACTTGTCCATTATTTTCCTTTATTGAAAGTTTATATCCAGGTTTAAGTTTGGATATAATTTTAAGATTCAATATTAAAGAGTCTAAACTAATATCAATTTCATTAATATCTTCTTGATTTTGATTAGGATTTTGTAACTTTGTTTCTGTCGTTTCGGTAGTTTCTTTACCATTTTTTTGACTAATAGGTAATTTATAATCATTTAACTTATTATCAATTATCGAAATTTTTACTGTTTCATTATTTGGTTCAATTGTTGGGGATGCAACAGGACTTACGAATGGACTTTCATTTGTAGTAACGCTTGTATTACTAGCACGTTCTTTTTTATTTTTTGCTTTTCCTAAATTTTCTGAATTATCCATACTTAATATTAAATTAATTTAATTTTTAAATTTAATTAGTTTTGACATCTAATTAATTTTTCTTAATCAGGACTTTTAACTTGTACACATTTATTATTACTGGTACTTTATTAATTTATTAATTTTTAAATTATTTTAATTTTACCTTTTGGTGTTATAATATTTGTTCTTACACAATTATTCTTTTGATTTATCTCTAAAACCTGCAATCTTTTCATATTTATTCTTAAATTTCCCCCAAATGCTCTCGATATTGCTATATCTGTTCTATATACTTTATTATTACATAATGTATTTATATTTTTATGTGTTGAATGTCCCATGACTAGATATTGTCCATTATTAAAATATTGAAGCACTGCATCAACTAAATTTATACATTCTGTTTTATTTAATGATTTTGGATTTGTTAAATTTCTATTAAATAATGGATTAATATTATCTGAACTATTAATAAAAAACGGTACTTTTTTACTATTCCCGATTAACCAATCTGAAACTATTTTATTTAACTTCGCAATATCTACAAAATTTGAATTACTGGTTTTTTTAAGATTGTTACTAATACATAATTCTAAAAATTCTTTACTTAATGATCCATGACAAAAAATAAATTTTCCCAGTTGTATTATTAATGGTCGTGTTTGACCTAATAACTTTGCACCTTCTCCATCTCCAGGTTTGTAATATTTAAATCTTGAAACTTTATACAATTTTTTATAATTTTTAAGATCTGATGTTTTTACATATTTATCATTAAATGATTTATCATTATAATAATAATATGGATAAAGTTCATGGTTACCTAATATAGATATTACTCTACCACCCTGTTTTTTTGCCTGTTTATCTAAATTTAATATTAGATTAGTTATCTCTATTTCTCCAGTTGTTTTTAAATATTTACTGTCAATATTTATGTCCGGTCTTTTACCATCTAAAGTGTCTCCTAATTGTATAACGAATGTATTTTTACCTGTCCACTTTAAATTGGAACTTATTACCTTTGCCATTTTAAGTAATTCAATAAAAATATAATAATCGCCATGTATATCACCAATGGCTATTATTTTATTATTATTATAATTGAACATGTATAATATATGATTTACTAATAAAATTTATTAATTTATTTTATTTTATTTAATTTTTTAGATTTATAATTTCTTTTTCATTAAATCCATTAATAGTTTTATTAGTGCTTAATTTTAATATTAATGGTACTCCATTTGCATTATTATGTTTCATATGTCTTAAACCACGTGGTGAATTTGATTCTACAAATTCGTAATCTAATCCAATTTTTTCCATTAGTTCTTTTGCTTTTTTACAAAATCCACAACCCATACTTCCAATTAGTAGAATATCTTTTCCAGATGAATTATTATTAGAATCATTATCTTCTTCTAATTCTTCTGAAACATCTTTTAGATATTGATCATGTGGTTTTAAACCTAATATAACTTTGTTTTTACATACAAGTGCCGGTGTCGCACCACCAACTTTTGAATTAATTTCACTACCTAATTTTGATGTAACTTCACTTAAATCAATTACTTGTATAGTTTTATTTCCTAACCTCATTCCATTTGTTTTAAATTGTTCATGTGCTTTTTTTGCAAATCCGCATCCATCTCTTACAATTAAATAACATACTGAATCACTATCATTTTCTTTTTTATTAGAGAAATTATCATTCTTTCTTACTAAACATATTATTATTACAATAATTAGTATGATTAATAATACACCGCAGATAATATTTACCATGTTGTTTCCTTTACCCTGTTCAAACATACCAAATGTATTTTTTGCATTTAATTTTCCAAAGAAGTCCATAATATTATAAAATAATATTAATATTATTTATTTTAAATTTTTACAAAAAATAATAACATTTAAAATTTTGTGTTACATTTAATTAATAAAGTTAATATGCAAAATATTGGAGTTGTATGCGACACTTTATGGGACAACTATATACTTATCGATAATAAATTTAAAAAAATTAACAGTGAAAATTATAGAATAAATGCATTATACGGAAAAACACTAGAAGTTTTTAATAATTGTGCTGCAAATAATTACCTAACTATAATCAGACATTATTCAGATAATTTATGTAAAACAATTTATAATCTTCTAAAAATATGCGATGTATGGTTAATTTTTACAAATCATGTTGAA